ATTGCTCACAATCCTGAAGTTACAGAAAAGATTAAAGTAAAATTCGCTGAAAACAGAATGGAGACTACTTTAGATAGAATTATGAATAAATTAGCAAACAAATAAAAATTATATAATTATGGCAGTTTTAACACACGTAGTAAACCCTGCAAGGAGAGAAAGAAATGAGGTCGGTCAAATTACGGCAGCAGCTACTCTTACAGCAGCAGATAGTGGAAAATGGTATGAATTAGCAGCATCAGCAGGTGTTACAGTTACATTACCAGCAGTAAGCTCTGGCTTAAATTTTAGATTTGTAGTAGCAAATGCGTTTGATACTTCAAATTATGTTATTGATAGTGCAGAGGGAGATAATATAGATGGGACTATAATAGTAAACGGAGCAAGTGTAGCAGCTTCTGGTGAAGATCAAATTAACTTCGTTGCATCAGCAGAATCAGTTGGAGATTTTATCGACATTTGGAGTGATGGTGCTAAGTGGTATGTTTGGGGAATCGGAAACGCATCAGGTGCTATTACAGCAACAGACCCAAGTTAATAATTAAATAAAAAAAGAAAATAGATATGGCAACAACAACTTCAATAACAACTACCTACTCGGGAAGTTTCGCAGGCGATTACATCTCGGCAGCATTGTTATCAGGTGTAACTTTATCTGGTGGTGGAGTTACTATTAAACCGAACATCAAATTTAAAGAAGTAATGAAAAAATTAGCACTTGATAGTATTTTAAAAGATGCTACTTGTGATTTTGATTCTACTTCAAATGTAACATTAACAGAAAGAATCTTACAACCAGAGGAGTTTCAAGTAAATTTACAGTTATGTAAAAAAGACTTTAGACAAGATTGGGAAGCTGCAAGTATGGGCTTCAGTCAGTATGACAACCTACCAAGCAAGTTTTCTGATTTCTTATTAGCACAAGTTGCTGCTAAGGTTGCAGAAAAAGTAGAGCAAAACATTTGGCAAGGTGCTACTGCAAACGCAGGTGAGTTCGATGGTTTTGAAACTTTACTAGCAGCAGATGGTGATGTGGTAGATGTATCAGCTTCAACGCTTACAAAGTCAAACATTATTGCACAGCTTGATTCTGTAGTAGATGCAATTCCAGGTGCTGTTTATGGCAAGGAAGATTTAAAAATCTACATTGGAACAAAAGCAGCTAAGTTTTATGTTCAGGCACAAGCAGCTTTAGGTTATAGAGATTTATATAATGTTGGAAAAACAGAAATGAACTTTCAAGGTATTCCATTATATACTTGTCCTGGTATGTCTGACAACAAAATGGTTGCAGCTCAAACAAGCAACTTATTCTTCGGTACAGGTCTTTTAAACGATTGGCAAGAAGTTAAGCTGATTGATATGGCTGATATTGACGGATCACAAAATGTAAGAGTTGTATTAAGAGGATCTGCTGGTGTTCAGCACGGTATCGGAAGTGATATTGTATTATACTCTTAATAAAATAAATTGACTAACAAATAGAGGGGTAGGTGGTTTTCTACCTACCCTTTTTTAATAAAATAAAGATATGGCTTGTATATTAACAAAAGGTAGAGGTTTACCGTGTAAATCAGGAGTTGGTGGCTTAAAAGCTGTTTACTTTGTTGATTATGGTGGTCTTGGTGCTTTAACAAAATCTGGTGGCGAAGTATCAGCTTTTGGTGGAAGTCCAACGCTTATGAAGTTTGACATCAAAGGAACATCCACACTTGACACTACTGTAACCTCATCAAGAGAAAACGGAACTACTTTCTACGAATCAAGTTTAGTAGTGAACTTGACATTTCAAGAAAAACAAACATCAGAAGAAATTAAATTATTAGCAGTTGCAAGAC